TTTTCTAATTCCGAACACGATCTTGGCAACATGGATCGTCCCTTGTTTTTAGATAAGCTCAGAGAGTCCGTAGAATTAACCCTTCCATACATAAAATTTCGTGGCTATGTTGTACTCTTTATAAAAGATCTGCAACCCAGCAAAAAAGAACCAAACTTATTACATGCAGATGTAGTAAATGAACTGAATAAGATTCCAAATCTCAACTATAAAGGAATGAAGATTTGGGCAGATGAGTCTACCAAGCTGTACCCATATGGATATCCGTTTAGCTTTGTGGCAAATCAAATACATCAATACATTTTGGTGTTTAGAAAGGAGAAGTGAAAGCTCACTTCTCCTTTTTGAAGCAATTCAATACATATTTTTCTAAATCAGCTATTGGTCGAAGCTCACTGTCATACATGACATAATTATCAAGATATCCTTGGTTTTCAATTCTCCCTTTTCTGATCATATCGTTGTATGAAAACCAACCGAGGATTAAAACAGTGTTGCTATCACGATATAATCTGACAGAGATATAGATGTCCTTTGGGTGAGTTGCTGCCTGTTCAACGATCTCTAAGGTCCGTATATGAAAATCCTCAGTGCGAGTCTTCACGTCAACCTTAAGCCGCTCTTCTCCATTTACAAGCAAAAAATCGAACTCGTCTCTCTCATCAAACGACGACATATCCTCAATGTAATTCATGTGGTTATCATTAAAAAGGAGCTTTATAGCTTTTTCTCCGAGTTTTCCCTCAAACATTTTCCTTTCTTTATTAGCAAGTCCTCCAGGGTGAAAATCATGTCTATTTGAAGTGAAAGCTCTTGATTGTTTAGCGTAAGCCACTGCTTCAGCGTATAGATCTCCTTCGATTACATACTTTTCCCTAATTATCAAATCGTCACACCCGTTTCTGCAAAGTACCTTTTGATGCACTGCGGAGCATTATTGTTTATAATGATGCGGCCGTCATCCGCCAGATAAAAGAGGACCTTTTCGTGAGGAATAGATCTGCAATTCCCGCCGAATATGCTTACACAGCGCATAATTGTCACATTCCCATATTCGGGGTAAATATACTCTTGTTCGATGCTATCATAGTTTTTTATTTCTTCAAGTCCTTGTTGAAGCGTCGAGAGCATTTTACCTTCAACAAGGAGAATGAAGTTTGTATCCTCATCGTATAAAACAACATCAGGCAAATATAAATTAATCCCCTTGCGATCTTTCTTGGGCAAAGTCACAAGACGGCCGGCCTTAGTTCTAAAATATCCTCTTTCACAACCAGCATGGTTTTCATAAACACAATACATTCCATGATACATTGTTTGAACATGAAGAAGAATATCTGCCATTTTTTCCGACTTCTTTTCGTAATGCCAATACAATTCTGGCAAAGCAACACGGCTGGGCATTCTAATTCCGTCAAGCCGCATGCCAAGGATACTGCATATGTACAAGAACTTGTTCTTTCCTTTTGTTTGATCAACATAAGTTTGTGTAACGCCATGAAGAGTCACAACAATATCCTTATCCCAGCCCAATTTACGAATGCATGCTGAAATCATAGACAATGCACCTATATTCGGATCATGCCCAATATTACCTGCGTCTGCAGGCTTTGCTAAACGACCAGATACTTCAATTCGGTCGGGATATTTCGTTATAGTGATCGGCACATTTCCAGCAGGAGGTTTTCTCATTCCCGCCTTAAAACGGATTAAATCGTCAAGGCTGCTAAATGGTTTAAACCATCGAGAAATATCCTTCCCGACGATCGTCACGCCAAGGGTGAGCAAAATGTTAGTACCAAATACGCTTGTATCAGACGGTTTCTTTTCTTCTCGGGCCTCTAACTCTTCGTTGTAAAGCATGTACCGCTTTACATTCCGATAATATGGGGTGATATACACAAACTTAGAGCCTCTTTGATATACACCTGTATTTCTTGACTCATCATCACTTGTTTTTGTCTCTTCGATTGCCATTATCAAGTTGTCTTGAGTGCTTCCCTCGGTTGGAGCATTTTCTTGTTTGAAAAGCAGGAAATCAAGGAAGCTGGAACTACCACTAACAGTTTTAATATAAATATCAGCAGCTCCGGCTACAGCAAGCCCCTCAACTTTGTAAACAAACTTGAAAACACCTTCAATAATTATAGGTTTGACTTTAATCTCTTCACGCACGGCGATCTTGTCACTAAAATCTTTGCAGTACATTTCTATAATCTGATTTATTACAGATGGTTTAGGTCTTTCCTCCGTGAGAATCCATAAATTATCCATTTTTCTTCCTCCTGTGTATTTGTCTCTAACTTTTACCTTGATTGAGCGCCTATTATCATTTACAAGTGGAGAGCCCCGTCGTCTAACCTCGTGGATTACTGGAGGCTGTATATAATCAACTACATCGCATTCATGATCTTCATAAATAAATTCTCCAGTCCCGGTTCCATAAACCTTTGCGCGAATGAATAGCTTTTCGCCGCAGTCTCTACAGGTTCGTTCTGCCCAGAAATAATGTTCAAAAATGCCACCTTGTTCCATGACAGTTATATTAAGCGAATACCGATCAATTCGATATTGTTGCCCACATATAATGCATTCAACCAACCAGTCCTGCGCCATTTCAAATGTGCCATCGGAACACCCTTCGTAGAATTGCATTAAGCCCACCCGTTACTTTCGTAAAGTCTCGTTTATTGTTTGACCGGTTTCAACTTTCCAGTAGTTCCAGCCGTTGTTAGAACCGCCAAGCAGGAAATCTGTCGCGGAACTGGGTGAACTAAATGTGTAATCTTGTGCAAATACATAGCGTCCTCCGTTATACTCGATAATCTCCTGTTCAATGAGCTCGTCCCTAAGCTCTTTTAAGCTGCTTGCATTTGGACTTGTCGTATAACGAACTTCGCTTCCCGCAAACACCGTTAGCGAATTATCTTCATTCAAATACCCTAAAGCCATCAAACTTCCCGCACTCAAGGAAATGTGGCGGTTAGCATATTCCTTTGTCTCTTTATATGTGCTTTGAATATACGGGAATAATGCTATAATCTGGTCAATCAAGAACTGTGTCCTATCTTCAATGTCTTTAACGTTCCAACTTGATTTTGTGTAAATATCAGCATTCAACTTTAGATGTTTTGTTGACGCCAAAACCGTCTTTTTATATTCGAAATCATTGTTGCCCATTTTGCTGTTATCGCTTGCGGCTGCAAGTGTAAGGTTTCCAATTCGATTAACAACACTTGTGTACTGATCCTCCTCTAATCCGGAAATTGTGGCCCAATAATCATTTATGGTTTGAGGCATAATATGTTCAATGCTTAGGCTGCTAAGGTCGATACTGATAGGATTTCCGGTCAGTTCAATTTTATCGAGAATCCATCTAATATTAGAGAGAGCATAAGCGTTTGCCGTAGTAAGGAATGACCGTGTTTGTGAGTCATCAGGCATATAAGCAGCTTTTCCTTTATTCTCATTCACCAAATAGTATACGCAAACATCGTACATGTTGTTGAAAGACCGAAGGGCCACCTGTGATTCCACATTTCGTAGATATCCGGGGAAAAACCTTGATATTGCGCTTGTGTCCTGATCGTTAATATAACGGCGAACAAGAAAAGTGTTGATTAACTTGATAATGGAACTGGTTTGCTCTTTGTCGATTTCTGCGACTCGATAGTGCTCCATAATTCGCATGACAAACGGAGCGGGCATAAATGACTGCATTCGTCTGAAATCGCTAATATTTTCACCGAGCTCGTCTTTCTTAGTGGATAAATATAGTCGTTCAAAATGACGAGCATAATTCAGAAGGTCTTCAAGTATTGAATCTGAGCCACTCGAGTTCTTCTCTTTCCAGTACTGCTTGAATGCTTCGTATAAATCCTTCTCCGTTACCAGAACATAATTCTTTGATGCGAGGAAAAACCTAAAGAACTCTGACAACTTCTTTGACTCCGGGAATATTTTCTCAAGCTTTAGCCAATAGGAATGATATATATGTTCTTGGTCCGTGTTATTACGATTCATCATTATGAAATTACGAATCAAATCTGCGGGAGTTAGTTTTTCGCCGGTAGAATTGATGCTTTCAAATATCTGTTGAGCGTCATCACCTGATTCGAGCTCAATACGGACTATGTAAAGATTACGGATCGCATTTATTACTTCCATTAATGTGTGTGAAGCTACAAGGCCTGCCAATGCAGATTTGATGTATTTGTAATTCTCCATAATTATAGAGCTACCTTCATATTCGGATACGCGATCTGTTGCAATATATAAATATGCGTCATCATCAGACACCGAAGGACGAAGGCGGTACTTATACTCACCAGTCTCGTTGTTTTCAAGATAATTATGCACAAGGTAATCGCTGATTTGCGTATCGCCGTTATCTGATGCGATTTCTTTAAGCGCATATGTTATCAAAAACATCGTAACAAGGCGTTGCTGTCCGTCTACAACCTCTCGCTCTCTTACGATAAAGTCGGTCTTCGTGATCACATATACAATCGACCCAAGAAAATGTCTTGAGGTTTCGTGTTTCAGTATTTTCTTAATATCCTCTAATAACTGTTGAGCCTGTTTGTGCTTTTTCCACGTGTAATTTCTCTGATAAACAGGAATTACGTACTGTGAACCAACAGCACCCTTTATGAATTCCTCAAATAAGCTTAATGGATCCGCCTTCATATTTTCACTCCTTATCCGGTATAAGAGATACAGCCTGCCGATGTGTATTCGGCAGGTTTTTACTCTCTGGCAACCGCGTTATTCTGTGATTGTACCTTCCTTGATGTGGTATGCGATTCGATGTTCCTCGCAGAAGGCAATCACGACCTGTGCTTGTTCGTTATAAAACGCTCTGTGCTCAGCATACGCACTGACCGCTTTGCTGTAATTAGTACGACCGAAAATAATTTTATCGGCAAACGACACGGCAGCAAGAAGATCATTAATGTCCTGCTCGACGAGATTTGGCGTTGGGTACGGTTCTATGCTAATCCACGTGTTGCAACCAGCGTCGTGTAGTGCTCTCAACGCAGCAAGACGATCAGCGTATGCGGCAGCACCCGGCTCCATACTGATGCGAAAGTTCTCGTCAAGGGATACAAGCGTGATGCCATATTCGTTCTCTTTTGAAAGCTCCGCCAGTTCAATTGGCAGAATACCTTTTGTAAGAATGCTGCATTTGATTCCGGCTGCGTTGAGCTTTCGTATTGCCGCAATACTCATCTGATCTATTTCGGGATAGCCACACATAAACGGGTCAGTGGTGAAGCAGAGCTCAACTGAATGAATTTTGTCTCTTAAAAGCGGAATCTCTGTGTCGAGCAGCTCAAGCGTGTTGGAAACAAGGCGTGGCTCCAGCCAATCTTCGTAGCTTGCTATTTCGCCGAAACGCTTCTTCATCATATAAGCGTAGCACGGGAACTTGCAGCCATGAGCGCAGCCAAGAACATGATTCATCGTGTAGTCGCCATATTCTACTCCCGTTTTATAGAGCATAGTCTTTCGTGTTATGGTTTTCATGCCCGCCACCTCACAGATACAAATTGCTTGCTGTTTTCCGTCATAAAGGTAGTCGGCTTTTTCGTCTTTTCAGATATATCTGGATTGCGTAAAACCTTTAAACTACCATCTTTTTCAAGCTTTTTCAATATATTCTTAACTGTTCCCGTAGAGCATATCGGACCATGCTTCATGAAGAAAACAGCTAATGCTTCATGCAATGAAGTCCAATTATCGCACTGCGAAAAGTGTTCTATAATCTTTTTCTCGATATCGTCATCGTCGACTACCTGATTGTCATAATTTTCATCCCATAGCCGAAGCTGCCCGCCAGACTGTATTTCCTGTAGTGCTTGCCACCGGCTGCAAATATTGTCGACCATCAAAAGGCATCCGTCACGGTGGTTAGTGGCATATATCAGTCTATATTTAGGGCGCTGATTCCGTTTGATGCGCAAAGGCATATTAAGAACGTAGGTGTAGCTCTGCATGAGCCGCATACAGTATTGCTCTGCGAATTGCGATTCCGCATCGTACCCGTTAATTTCGTGCTTTTTGTAAGAAGCGATAATCGGTTGCCAATAGTCGCCACCAGCTATTTCATTGAGCTCTTTGATTGATTTATCGGAGGCGTCCATTTTTGTCGGTTCGTATTCTACGAGGTCGTCGAATATTTCTTTATCATCAAAGGTTGTACCCATCGCATGACACGCTTCACGGATAAAACCGAAAGAGTTCATATTTATAAGCAGCTCTATGGAATTAAATCTACCTTTTGCAAAGTCATCGAATAGTGTGCATTGAAGTGCTTTTATTCCATACGGGTCGATGTACAGGAACACATTGCAACCGCTCTTGTTTTTCAAGATACTACGGATATTATCTTCGTATTTACCAGAAACGATTTTGACCCACGGATAATCCTTTAAGTTTTCCTGCAAATCCGCTGCATAGTTCAAATCAATAAATGTCGCTTCAATACTTGTGCCGGTGGCAGTTGTGCTGGCTTGGCACTGACTTATGACATCAAGGGCTATAAGCGGAGAGCCTTGATTGCCATCATCAAACTTGCCTTTTCCGGCAAAGCAGTCCACATACACGAGCGGCTTGTATGTATGGAGAATTTTTGAAACATACGGCTTGAAGTAGCAGCCAAGCAGCTCGTCCTTTACGACAGACCACGCTTTCTTTTCTACGAAGAAATCATCATTTTTCTTTGCCATACATACTCACCCTTTCTTTTCTAAAATGGCAGATCGTCTTCTTCGTCGCTCCCCGCAAGTACCATAACGGTATTTCCCGATATAGCCATCGGGTTTGACTTTAGAAAGCGCTCGACATATTCTTCTCTTACCTCATCGTATGGGAACAGGAGCTTCTGCTTAAAGAAAATCGTCAGTTTTCCGCACTTTTCGCAGAATCTGGCGTTTCCGTGATTCTTATGAGTTTCGGTGTGGTCAAAATTCCCGTTATAGTCAAAGATGTCCTCACCCTCACAATAATTATATAATGATGCGCCGCAAATACGACAGAATTCCGCATCTTCGCTGAACTGCTCATTCCCGCACTTAGGGCACTGGGTAACTCGAAGGTTTTCGTCCATAGAAAAGCCATCATTGTATATCATTGAAATAAGTACACCTCCAAGCGTGCATAATCCACATTGTCAGCCCTCCTCACAAAATCAAGGATGGCTTGCCGGTTATCATAAATCACTGCGGCAGCGGACAAAGAATCCGCATACACAATGAATGTGTCATCGTCATTAACGTAAGCCATGCTATAGAGCAAAGCGGTTACAAGATCGTCGTTTACTTTCCCACCATTTGAACTAAGTCTCATTTTTACATACGCCCAATACGGATACACAAACCAGTCTTCCGAAAACTTAGACTGGGTAGAGCAGTCCTTTATATCACACAGGCGTTTTTCTGCTGCCGCGTACAATTCGTGAAAAGTGGATTCGGCACCACACTCTGCGCAGAAACGCTTGTTAACCTCCAACGGCTTGCCGCACCCACGGCATACGTTGTAGAGCGGGCTTCCACAGATTTTACAGAAGGTTGCGTCACTGCCGATATCGTGACTCAGGCAATTAGGACAGAATTTTACTCGTTGTACCTTTGTGCTGCCTGCAAGCTCGATTTCGGTATATGGAAGTGAGGGGTGAGAAAAACCGGGCAGTTTAGCGAACTTCTGCTGTTCGCTCAGCCGCTCAAACATTTTTGAATAGACTTTTTTCTTGTCTATTTCGGCTCCACACTGAGGGCAGTAAACGGCACTTTTATCAGAAATATATGTATAGCACTCAGGGCACTTCCGGCAGAACGGAATGTACTTTGCCTTGTATGCCATGCCCCATGTTCCATATATATTCTTATAAATTGTCCCGTCAATGTCGTTCTGCAGGAAGCTATAAAAGTTTCGAATGAGTAGCTCGTCATACGAGGAGTACGGCATATACGATGCGTTAAACACACGCTTGTACTTTTTTTGAGCGGCTTCTTCCGAAACGCCAAACAGAAGCTCAATTTCCTCGATAGTAATATCTGGGAAGAATTTCAATAATGCTGTCGGCATCATAAATTCTGCCGCAAAATAATGAGCTTCTACTTCAAGAACACCGTACTTCTCTTTGGTAAGGCCTCCTCGGTCAAGTGCGGTCTCTCCAAAATCAGTAAGGTGCCCTAAAACTATGTGCCCAATCTCGTGCATGATAGTCCACGCAATGCGAGCATCACTGTTCACTTCAACATCGTCATATACGATATAATACTTCCCGTCCGCTCTCGGACGAATTGTTCTTGCTTCAGCTTTTGTCTCTCTGAGATGGAACGGATCGGAGGCTTTCAGCGTCTTTTTTGCCTCCGACCACGGCAAACACACAACATAATCTGATAAGTCCCCCAGCACCTTGAACGGAGAAATCGGAAAGCAGTTGTATCCATACTCAAGGAGAAAGTCATAAGCCTTTTCTGTGACGAAGTTAAATCGCGGCTTATTTGGTATCTTGCTTTCTCTTTGTAACTTCAATGAATACCTCCACCTGACGATACAAGTCATCTAAATCCTCGTCTTTAAGATCGGCGTTGCGGGAAAGGCCATCAGCGATTCTCTCAACGGTTTCTCTCTGCTTTGAAGTCCGAAGACCAGGGAAGACACGCTCGACTACTGGTGTATCGTCAGAGGGAGCATATCCAGAGACCTTCAACAGTTCTTCCTGTGGCAATGAAAGTGCTTCTGCCAGTTGGCACAATACTTTCAATGAAGGCTGCTTCCGTTCGTTGGTCTCTATGCGATAGATTTCAGTGTGGCTTATATTTGCCTTTGTTCCTAATGCATTACGGCTCATTCCGAGCTCTGTTCTTCTATTTTTAATGAATTCACCTAAAGTCATATTTCTCACCTCTTCTTTGGTTTCAAGTGTATTATATCACGAGTTGAACCTAATAGCAATAGGTTTTCTAATATATTTTCTTATAGGTTCAATTTACTCTTGACAAGCCTGTTGTAGCTGACTATAATATAGTTGAACCTATAAGTTCAACTATGCGTCGTAACGAGCAGTAGCCCAGACGTTAACGGCGCATATTTTTTTGCCCCGTGTTGAACCTATCGGTAATTCTATTTGAGTGAGGTGATGCGCATGAGTTCAAATAATAGAGGAGGGGTGATTTATCGAAGAAGTTCGTAATCTGAACGGTAAACGCGTTTGTGATGTTAGTCTGGACAAACGCGTCATCGAAATCGTGCAAAAAGGCTGTCTTACCCGTATAACAGCAAACCCCGACGGGACATTGAAAATTGAGAATGTTCCCATAGCAATACCAATCGCAGTTTAACTAAATAATTGTTATCCGCCAGAGCGCAAGACGACAGAGCGGGCAGAACATCCCATTGGGATAAGTATGCCTTCTGTCGTCTTTTTCTGTTTATGGCGGATTTTGCGACTCCGGCGGATTTCAAAATCTTGAAATTCAAAGGAGTCAATATTATGCAAGACAACAATCAGGACAATCAACGCAAAATTTACATCC